CCTTCACGCAAGGGCGCTCTCTGGTGGTTCCGACCCCGCCACCGGACGTCCTGCCCCAATGGGCCTTGACCAATGGACGAAGTTTCTCAAGACCGAGCCGTCTTTCGGTTGGTCTAAGACCCCTGACGGACAGCAGGCGTACCAGAACGTCCTCGCCAATCTTCACCAAGCACTCACGGGAGGCAAGTAACAATGGCATCTAAGACAAAGGCAACAAGCCTTCTCCCCTTGCTTCCCGGTCTTGGTGGCTCTGTCGGCGGTGGCGTACTCAAACTGCCCTCCGCCGCACAGTTGGAGTCGGTCGGACTCAACGACAAAACGTTGCTCAAGCAATGGGCTGGCAAGGTTCGTGAAATCCCCATCGGCATTACCGGATCAAAGGTAAGTTCCGTTGACGCGGTTAAGGCGACCCTTGACGCTTTGCCGGAGGCAGTACGCAACGCCACCTACGAGTACCTCGGACTCAATGACCCCCAGCTCGGAAGCACCACCGGCAAGCCCTCGACCATCAACCAGCGTGTTGAGGCAATCCTCCCCATGCTGGAAGCAGGCAAGGGCGACCTCGGCTTTGTCAACTACAACCAAGTCCTGTCTCAGCAGTCGGTCACGTCCGGTCTTGCTGAGTTCCAGTCCTCTCAGCGTGCTGGGCTTCAGGTTGCGAAACTGGGCGCCACCTACTCCGCTGAGTACAGCGCCGAGACGGCAGTACAGTCGTACCTAAACCAATGGGGTCTTGACACCCCCGCCATCACGCAGTTCGTTCACGAGTTAGTCACCAACCCCAACGGGCAGATGACGTCGCCCTCGGAGATTCTCAACGTCCTTCGTGGCAACCCCAGCAACCTCGGCGCAAACGTGGACAAGGAAATCCACCAGGCGTACAACAATGCCTTCCCCGGCTTGGCAGAGTACAACAAGCAACCTGGCGCACTCAAGATGACCGAGAGCCAGTACATGACGTACACACAGTCAATTATGAACGGCGCCACTCAGTACGGCGCACCCATGCCTACCCAGCAGGAAATCGGTAAGTTGCTCAACGGTCACGTTTCTGCCGTCGAGTACACCCAGCGAGTGCAGGACGTCTACGCCGTTATCTCTAATGCCGACGCCAACACGAAGAAGATTCTGGAGCAGGAGTACGGTGTCACGCCTAAGGACTTGATGCACTACTTTATGAACCCGAAGGAAGCACTCCAGACGATGCAGCGTAATGTTGCCTCGGCGGAGATTCAGGACTACTCCAACCGTGTCGGCCTGACTGGGCTGGGTAAGGCGCAGGGTAGCGAACTCGGACAAATGGCGAAACTCGCCTCCGTCAAGGGTGGACAAGCTCTCGGCTACGGTGTGTCGCAGATCGAGAACAGCCTACTTAACGCCAGCCGTGATGTGGCCCTTACGCGCTCCTTGCCAGGGCAGGCTAACCCGACCGTTAACACCACCACCCTCATTGCCTCGCAGTTGGCTGGCTACGGTGGCATGAACCAAGTCGCCGCTCAGACTGCCGTGGCTCGTGCTGAAGAAGCAAAGGTCGCTCCATTTGAAAAGGGCGGTGGCTTTGTGGAAACCGCTAAGGGTGTTACCGGCTTGGGAACTGCGCGTACTTAGCGTAACAAAACACGGCTTGCAATGTATCATCTAAGTAGGTAGTTGGCCCTGTTTGGCCGCAGGCGCGCTGGCTTCCACACCCATTAGGGATTGCACACCCCTGATGCGTACCAGCGTGCATCAACTGATTATCCGCTTTGTTAACCTCTGGCAAAGTGCGTACCCGCAAGGAGCGATTGCATGGCATACGACGACGATTTTGAAGAGCAAGAACAGCAGAACCAGCCGCTTGATCCGAATATTCGGAAGCAGTTGCGTGAAGCTGAGAAGGCTCGCAAGGAACTAGACGCTCTCCGTCAGGAACTTGAAAATCAAAAGCGTGAAGTCCTACTAGCCAAGGCAGGTATTCCAGATTCACCTCTCGGAAATCTTTTCCGGGACGCCTATCGTGGCGAAGCAGACCTTGAGGCAATCCGCCAGAAGGCTCGCGAGTACGGAATCTTGGACGCACCAGCCCAGCAGGTAGAGCCGTCGTTTGACCACGAACTTGAAGCTCAGCGTCGGGCGCAAGGTGCAACTATTGGGTCAGTTGGTGCAACACCCGACCCCCAGCAGGAATACTTTGCTGCACTAGCCGGAGCCTCTAGCGTCGAGGAAGTCATGCGGATCGCGTCCGGTGATGTAGGCCGTAAGGTCGGCGTCACCACCACGGGGATGTACTAAGCCTTTCACTTCCTGAAAGGAAACCCCTATTATGGCCAATGAATTTGGCAACGTATCGGGTACTGACGCCTACACGGGTTCAGGTACTCTTGACTTTTCGAAGGCAGCGTACGACCGACTGGCGTACTTCGCCCTTCGTCCTGAGCTGTACTTCGACGCCGCTGCTGACGTTCAGCCGACTGCCCAGTCAATGCCTGGTGCTTCGGTAACGTTCACTATTGTCAACGACTTGCCCATCGCTTCTTCGGCTCTGACCGAAACCAGCGACGTGGCGACCGTTTCCCTGTCTGACTCGCAGGTCACGCTGACTTTGGCTGAATACGGTAACGCCGTACTCACCACTGCCAAGTTGCGTGGCACCTCGTTCGTGGACATCGACCCAGTTGTCGCTAACGTGGTTGGTTACAACGCTGGTGTTTCGATTGACACGATTGCTCGTGCTGCCCTCGACAACGGCACCAACGTGATGTACGCATCGGGTCTGGGCGCTACGTCGCTTGGTTCCGTAACGGCTCGTTCGTCGGTTGCTGCGGCAAACACTTTGTCCTCGTTGGACATTCGTGTCGCTCGCGCTCGTCTGCGCTCGCAGAACGTTCCCACGTTTGGCGGTATGTACGTCGGTTACATTCACCCCGACCTGGTTGCCGACCTTCAGGGCGAAACCATTTCTGGTTCCAACGTTCAAGGTTGGCGTGCGCCTCACGTGTACGCTCAGCCGGGTGAAATCTGGACTGGTGAGTTGGGTGCCTTCGAAGGCGTCCGTTGGATCGAAACGCCTCGCGCTCCCGTGTTCTCGGGTGCTGGTGCTTCGTCAGCCAACGTCTACGGCACCATCGTCTTGGGCCGTCAGGCTCTTGCCAAGGCGTACTCGATGATTGACGGCAATGGCGCGTACCCGCACGTCGTGCCCGGTCCCATCACCGACCGCCTGCGCCGCTACGTCCCGCTGGGTTGGTACTGGCTGGGTGCTTACGGTATCTTCCGTCAGGCTTCTGTCATGCGCATTGAGTCGACCTCGTTGCTTGGTGCTGACATTGGTACCTCGTTCGACCCGACCATTGACATGGGTGAAAATACCGCTGTCACCACCTCGTTGTCAAGCGTTGCGTTCAACACGCCTTCTACGGGCTTCGCAACGTTCACGGCTTCGGCGGCTCCGGGTCTTGCTACCGACGATGCAGTTGTTATCTCTGGTGCCACCACCAGCGGCATCAACGGCACCTACGTCGTCACCGCGGTCAACACTGCACTCAACCAGTTCACGGTTGCAAGCAGCCTCAGCACTGGTACGCTCGGCTCCGCCAGCGTGGTCTACCCGGCCAACTAGTAGGAATAGGGGACGAGTATGCCATGGCCTCGTAATTGCGCCGCATGTCGTTCGTTCGACGTGCAGGCAGGGATTGATGAAATCCACTGTCTCATCTGCGGTCGTCTTACAGACCTCAACGGCGTACTCGTCCCCGTTTCCCACCAGTTCACCTCGGAGGAACTATGACAATCCCCACTGGCCTCGGCCTTACACGCGGAATCGACGCCGCAGACCCAATTCCCGGACGTTCGTTTGACCGTGTTGCCGCTGCAAAGCGCAATGACGCCAGCGCCGTCAAGGGAGAAACCTCAGACCCGTGCTATTGCGGTAACTGCACCATGACAGATGCAAGGTGGATGTAATGGAATCACGCGCTGCATTCAAGACCATCTCGGAGTTCGACCTTCGTAGCACCGCTGCCAATTACATTGACACTGGCATCATCCCGACTCCTGTTACCTCCACGACTACGAGTGGCCCAGCCAACCGTGGCATGGAAGCGAACACGAACCGCGATGGTTTCATGGCTCCAATGATCACCGGCATCACCACCATTGACTACGCTGCTGCCACTATTCAGCCTGAAGTCATCCCCTTCAAGGTTCGAGAGGACATTTAATGCCTAGCCGTTTTGACGATGTGTTTAGCACGGACAACCGTGAGCGTCCTGGCTTTGTGATGGACTTCCGCCCGACCACTCTGCTTGAGCAGAGCCAGATGGGTATTGACCGCGTGAACAAGCCAGTCGGTACTGCCACCACGCCTCGCGGCGAAGTGCAGACTACGGGTGGTCGTGGTACCACGGACACCGAGGCCGCAATCCGTCTTGGAGCGCAAGGTCGAAAGTAGTTCGGAGTGGCAACTTTCACTCCGCCCATTGCATACGATAACCCACCCATCCTGCCCTTTGCAGGTGGGCTGGGGAATCGTTTGTTTAGGTACTTCCCCAATCGCAAGCGGTATATCACGGTGTTCGCTCTCAGCGACGGCACGTTTGCTCAGGACACGCCTAACGGCTTTGACTTGAGCGGCAACATTGTTGGTGTGACTAACACCAACATTCCGTACCCGTACGACCCCAACAACCCTTCTGCTTCGTACTCAACGTCCTACTACGTCAACTACCAACACACGCCCCCGGTCCCAACGTCCACCAGCGTATCCCACAACCCCTGGATTACTAAAGTGTACTTAGCGCCAACAGTTATTACTTCGGCAGAGCAAGCCGCTTTGACCGGCGCTGGTTACGGAGGATGTATCCAATGACAACGCTACGACACAACACCGGCGTATGCCCCGAAGGTTGCTTTGGTTGCAAGGTTGCTTCGGTTGCCTTCGCCGCCTCAGCTATGCCTACCCGTTCTGAGGCTGGCACGGTTGAGCGTGAAACAAAGATTATGCACAAAGACGTGGCTGCCTACCGGCGACTACGCAAGAACGGACTCCAGCCCAAGTCGGTGAAGGGTGCGGCTCGGCTCGAAGCCCGCGCCGACTCCAAGTGGGAAGTGGAAACCAACACGTCGCTTCGTGGCGACACGAAACTTGGCAAGCGCCTAGACGAAACCCAGGCGGCGATCAACAAAGGTGAATCGGTACTCTAATGACCACAGGCGTTCTGTCAGGCGTAGTCTTTGGACCTTCGGGTGCGCTCAACGGCGCACAGGTCATGGCCTACAGCACGTCGCTGTTCACCTCTGAACCTGCCGCTGGCACCGCTGCACCTACCACCGGCACGATTGGCACGAACGTCTTTGGTCCTGTTACCACCGGCACAAACTTCGGCGGCCCCGGACAATGGGAGATGACGGGCGTAGCAATCGATTCGTACTATGTCGCTGTCACTTACCCGATTGGTTCCACCGGCGCTCAGACCTATTGGACGCTGGACGACTCTTTGGTCTTGACTATTGGACCTGCTGGCCCGACGGGACCTGCTGGCCCGACGGGACCTGCTGGCCCGACGGGACCACAAGGACCGGCTGGAACGGGCATCAGCACTCTGACCGGCGACGTGACCGCTTCTGGCGCCGGCTCAGTCGCCGCTACTCTGGTCGGCACGTCCAACGTTGAAAGCATCATCTCCGCTAACACCACGGTCGCTGGCGCACTTCAGAAAGGCACAATCGGCACGATTGGCTCAATCACGGCAACAGGCTCGTCGCAGACAAGCGTGGCGGCCCTGACGTACAACTACAACATCGTTTCGGGAGCAACTGCTACAACCAACGGTGGTTCAGGTACGGGTGTCCACCTGCCCTACATATCATCGGTGGGTCAAACCGTTTGGGTTGACAACGCCGACAGCACTCACTGGCTTCCCATTTGGCCTTGCATTGGTGACAGTCAAAGCATTGACGGCGCAAGCGCAAACAGCCCTGTATGGATTGCCCCAGGTTCGTACTGGTTTGGTGTTACGGAAACGACAAGCAATTGGGCTTCGGCTGTGTCCTCGCTCAACACGGATTCAAGCGGCAACATCGTCGTCACTTACTCCAACGGGCAGACGACCTTCGGGCTGAGCTCGACCCCTGCCCTCGGAACCCCGTCCTCGGCGGTGCTGACCAACGCCACCGGCCTGCCTCTCACCACGGGTGTCACCGGAACGCTCGCAGTCGCTAACCTCGCTGCTGGGTCGGTCGGGCAATACATACAAACCGGTCCGAGCGGTGTTGGCTGGGCCTACGGTCCCGTAGCGGCGACTACAACAACCTCGGGCCTTATCCAATTGGCGGGCGACCTCAGCGGCACATCGACTAGCCCGACCGTCGTATCTGTGGCTCACGTCACGACGGGAACACTGCCAGTAGCGAACGGTGGCACGAACCTCACCGCCGTCGGCTCTAACGGCACGGTGCTGACCTCGAACGGCTCGGCGCTCTCCTACGTCACCCCAGTCGCCACGACCCCGCCAGCGTTGAATGGACTGAAGGCATGGACGTATGACGCGGGCACGAACACGGTGGCGACCGGCGGCCTGACGCTGGCGACCGGCACAGTCTACTTTATGGCGGTCTACCTCCAGGCAGGCGTGACCTACTCCAACGTCTACGTCATCACCGCCACGGGTGTCGGTAGCAGTTACGTCACGGTCGGCCTCTACAACGCCACGACGCAGTTGGCGGTGACGGGTAACATCGCCACGACCACGACCAACACGCAGGCTTCCGGCAGTTTCGGCACCGCCTACACCCCGACCACCTCGGGTGTCTACTGGCTCGGCATGATTACGAACGCGGCGGCGGCAAGCCACCTGTTCGCCTACAACCAGACCACGGCGGCAGCCATCAACGTCGGCCCCAACACGGTCGCGGCGAACACCCTCAACCAGCGTTGCAGTACGCTGACCGTTGGCTCGCTCCCCACGACCATCTCGGGAACCCCAGCAGTTAGCGGCTCACCCATCTGGGTTGGGCTTTCATAGGACAAGGAAACTAAATGCCATCCATTATTACAGTAGGCGGTTCGTCCAGTACCTCAACAGGCGGTCAGACATTTGGCGACGTCATTGAGAAGGTCTACCGTCGCACGATGGGCGGCGTCCGTGAGCGTGCCGTAACTCTTAGCGCCGCCGTTGCTTCGTCCGACACAACCATCACGCTCTCCGGCGCCCAAACTGCCAGCATCATGCCAGGTGTTCTTTTGGCGATTGACTTGGAGTTGGTGTACGTTCTCTCTTGGAACGGTAACACCCTGACTGCTACCGTGTCTCGTGGCTACAACGGATCGCAAGCGTCGGCGCACGTGAACGGTACGCTGGCCTACATCAACCCTCGCTATTCGCGCTTCGACATTGGGGTGGCAATCAACGATGATCTACGTTCTCTTAGCTCTCCTAGCAACGGTTTGTTCCGCGTGGGTGTTGCTGAACTTACTTATAATCCTGTCTTTGCTGGTTACGACCTCGGCGCCCTTCCCGACAACTTCATTGACGTTCTTGAAGTCCGTTATCGCATTGCTCCGCCATATCGAACCTTCCCCGCCATCAAGCGATGGAAGGTAATCCGTTGGCAACAGAACAGCACCGACCCCTCGTTCCCGTCCGGTAAGGGCTTGGTCTTGTACGAGCCGGGTTGGCCTGGCTTGCCTATCTACGTCACCTACTCGGCGCCGTTCATCAAGCTGGTCAATTCGGCTGACTCGTTGCTTAACACTCCCGGTACCAACGACGAGGCGCCACCCTTCAACGGATACACCACCAGCGTCGTAACTTCGTTCACCGCCGCGACCACCGTGGGATCGTCCACAGTCACGGCGAGTAGCACGGTCGGCCTCTACACTGGTATGCCCGTAGCCGACACGAGCGGTGCGTACACCTACATCCCCGCCAACACGGTCATTACCGCCATCAACACCGGCACGAATCAAGTCACGTTCAGCAACTCCGCCACGCACACCAGTTCCGGCTCCATCACCATCAACGCCGCCGCGCCTGTCACAATCCCGAACATGACGCCGACGATGCTAGACATCCCCGCGCTCGGTGCCGAGATTGACTTGACGGTTCCACGTGAGATTAGCCGTAACTTTATGGAATCCCAGCCCGACCCACGTAAGGCTCAGGAAGTTACGCCTGGTGCTGTGGCTGGTTCGGTGAACGCGCTCATCATGCGACGCGCCCAGCGTATCTCCGAAGAAGCCGACCGCCTCACTCGTCAGTACACGAAGGTGCGTGCCTGGTGACGATTAGTTATACGTCTACTCCCGGTCTTGCAGAACTCGGCGGTTATGCCGTTTCTATCACCGATGCTAATGGTGTGCCGTATCCTGACGGCACCGGCTCTTACGCGGCGCAGACTCGCACGTTCCCCGTAGACACTTCCTTTGAGCCGTACCGCCGCGAAGCCTTCCGCCACAAGTCCATCCCCGGACAGCGCCAGGCTATCCAGATGACGAACATCATGGGTGAAGGCACCGTCAACACCGAAGGTCTATGGCGTCGTGAGCAGCGTGAGTGGAATCAGGGCGCAGGTCAGCAGTACCTTGACCACAAGGACGATGACCAGCCGGGGCGTTTCTACTCCAGCAAGGGCGTGGACGTATTCAATTACCCCTACCAAGCCACGCTTTTGCCCGACACCTACCGCATGGACGGCACCAGCACGGCAACCTCAAACATCATGGCGGTTGCTTGCAACGGATACATGGTAGTTGCATCCAGTAACGGCTCGTCGGCCACCGTCACGTACTACACCGGCATTGGTACGGTCGGCTCGGTGTGGACTGGCTCTAACGCGATTACTGGTCTTACCGGCGTCACCACAATTTACGACATCGCTACGGCTAACTCCTACGTCTACATCGCTACCAACAATGGCATATGGTTCGCCCAGCCTGGCGTTAGCAATTTTGTAAACTTCGTTACTGGCGCCTACACGATGGTGGCGTGGGCTAACGACCAACTCATTGCTGGCAACGGCCCCTACCTCTACGCCTTTCAGCCTCGATCTTCCTCAACGGCTCCGGTCTACGGTTCTGCGCCTAGTACCACCATCGCATCGCAAGCCATTTCGGGTATCGGTAACGGTGGCTCTGCACTTGTTCAGCTTGCTGGCGTTAACACAGGGTTCGTGGTGGGGCAAAGCATTACCATCTCCGGCACGCAAACCCTCGCCACTATCGCCTCCATATCCCTGTCAAGTGGCGTGGTGACGGCAACGTGTACGAGTGGCTATCCTCACGGCTTGCAGGTCGGCAACTCTATTGCCCTCAGCCTCGGCTACTCAGGCAGTAGCGTCACCGAAAATGCCGTAGTCACGGCAGTAAATACCTCAACAAATACGTTCTCGTGGCGCACCAAGAACGTCACTACTACGGTCGGTTTTACTGGCGGTACCGCAACGGCAACTACCAGCCCATACAACGGCGTGTGGAACATTTCAAACATTTCCGGCAACGTCATCACTATTCAACTTGCTGGAGGCACGAACCCTTCTAACACCACGTATGGCGCCCAGACTATCGGCGGTCAGATTGGTGGCAACAGCGCGGCCGACCTTTTGTGGACGCACCCTGACCCTTCGTGGACGTGGAGCAAAGCCATCGGCGGCGAGACGCAGGTGTACTTCGCTGGCTACTCAAACCACAGCAACGCTAAGGGGAACGGGTGCATCTACCGTTCTGACTTGCTCGGATCAAGCACGACGTCATCCACCAACACGCAGACCATCACCACCGCTCAGGTAGCCCAGCCGTGGCAGTTGGTCACGCCGGTTCAGGCGCTTCCCATGTCGCCTGACGAGTACCCTACGGCGCTGGCGTCCTACCTCAACTACATCTTCATCGGCACCAATCGCGGTATCCGCATGGCGCAGACGTTGAGCATCTACGACCCCACCGCTACGGCAACTGGCGACCTCAAGGCTGGCCCGCTGATTCCTAACATCCTTCAGCCGATTAACTCCCCAGTCACCGCCATCGTCGGGGACGGTCGCTTTGTGTGGTTTGCGTGGAACAACTACGACTCGCAGTTAGTTAACGCTTCTATCACCAATGGTTCATCCACGGTCACGCTTAATACGTACACCAGCCTGCCCTATGTTGGTCAGGCTATCTCCGGCCTGAACATCCCGACTGGTACCACTATCACGGCAGTAAATGGTACGACTCTCACGATGTCGGCTAACGCCACGGCAACGAACGCAAGCCGGTCGCTCTACCTCGGTAGCACCGGGCTAGGCAAGCTGGACCTTGGCACGTTCATCGCTGGCGACCCTCTCGCTCCGGTCTACGCCTCCGACCTCATGGTGTCCGGCGCTGGCACGATAAACACCCTGGCGTGGAACCCCGTCAAGAACGTGCCGACCATGGCTATCGGCGGCCTCGGTGTGTACGAACCAAACGGCGTGAACGTGAACGGCATTATCACCGTTACCTCTACGCAGGGCAAGTACGTCACGGCTGGCACGCTCACCACGTCCATCTTTGACTACGGCGTCCCCGACCAGAAAGCGCCTGTGTACTTTGAGTACGGTGGCGTCACGCCAAGCACGTCCTACATCCAAGCAAACGTGGTGTGTGAACCGCTTGAACCTGCGGTCTCGCTTACGCTACCAGTTTCTTCGTTCACGTCACCTACGGCCATAGGCACCGCGATTAAAGAATACCCAATGCCTACGGTCAACAATATCTCCAACCCGAAGTCATCACAGTTCCAAGTGATTATGACCTTGCACGCTGGAACCAGCAACACGACTACGCCAATCATGTACCGCTGGACGCTCAAGTCGTTCCCAAACGTGGTGTCCGGTACAAACATCAGCGTGGTGCTTCAGTTCTTCTCGGTGGACACCGTGGATGGTGCCGAAGTTTACATGGACCCCTACGACAACTTCTACTGGCTTGAGTCCTTGCGTCAATCTCAGAACCTTGTGACGTATCAAGAAGGTCCACTCAGCGCCAACATTGCCATCATTGAATCGCTTGACTGGATTCCCCACAAGCGTCGAGGCAACTACGAAAACGGGTTTGAAGGCGACTGCGTTGTCACCCTTAAGACCCTCGGACCTTACTCATACACCACCCCAGCCACCGCATAAGGAGCCATATGGCAATTATTGACCACCGCCAAGCCGAAGTCGCATGGGCCAACTGGGCCGTTGCGAACCACGCCAAGTTTAATTATTCCGAAGGCGGCGACCGCATGGCTGCCATCGGCGTATGGCCTATCAAGTTCCCAGTCAACACCGACTGCTCTGGTTCTTGCACGCTCTACGCCTGGTGGGCGAACGGCAATGACCCGAACGGTCTGGGCTTCAACCACGAGGGCTACACCGGCACGTTCTTGAGCCACGAGGAACACATCCCTCTGCTGACCAAGACCCTGAAGGGCATCACCATTGACGACATTGAGGTCGGTGACTACGTGGTTTATGGCGGAGGCACGGGCGAACACGTGGCAATCATCGTGGAGATTTACGGCACAGACGTGCTGACGGTCAGCCATGGTCAGCAGGGTGGCCCCGGCTATTGCTGGGTCAACCCCCCGAAAATCGCCCCTTCGCGTGGCTACCCTTCAGATGGACGCACACCCCAGACCTTCCTGCGCAACGTTACCAACAACAACAAGCCCGTTCGGATGCCGCCCGCATGATGGCGAACGTTCTCACCTCAGCAAACTTCTGGTACATCACCGAAGCAATCGTCGTTGTTGCGGGCGCCGTCATCGGCGTCTGGCGCGTAGTCCACAATGCTCTGTCTCGGTCGGTGGCAGACAACCTGCGTGAGATGCAGGCTGAACTCAAGCCGAACCACGGCTCGTCCATGCGTGATGCTATTGACCGCATCGAACAGAGTGTCCAAGAATTGAACATCGAATTCGCTCGTCACCTTGGCGCACATGAAGGGTTGTAATGCCGAAGTACCGTCACCCCATTACCGGCGATGAAATCGGCCTGGGCGAACACCTGTCATGGCTGGTGCAGGCTCGTATCCGCCGCTGGTCGTTCGTCGGGTACATCACCCTTGTTACCGCTATCTGCTGGATTATCGGCTCACCCCTCGTCCTTGAGTGGTGGAACTTCTCGGCATCCTACATGGCCGTGTTCATCGAACTCGTCGTGGGTATTGCGATGTTTGAGCAAACCAAAAACGACGCCAAGGTCATCCGAAAAATCTTGGCGATGGAGTCGGCACAGTTTGAGGAACTCAAAGGGCTAATCATCAAGGTCGAAGAGGACCTAGAGGAATACCACGAGGAAGGACAATGAGTGAATTCAAACCCGGGGATCTCGTTCTCTGTCACAGCCGAGGTATCCTCGGTCGTTCTATCCGTGTGGCCGAGCGCCGACTCCAAGACAGCCGGTACGCAGAGTGGAACCACATTGCAATTCTTGACCGGCTGGTGGATGGAGAGTGGTACGTCATCCAAGCCGAAGCCAGCGGAGTAACCAACGACAAGAAGTTGTCCTCGGTCGCTCCGGGTGGACGCTACGAGGTCATCCCTTTACCCCTCTCTGCCGACCGCTCAAAGCTCCTGAAGTTTGCACGGGCGCAGGTGGGCGATGCTTACTCGTGGCTCTCGATTCTCTCGGCGGCGTTCGATATGTTGCTCCCCGATGCCGTCTGCCTGCGTCGTGGCGACACGTGGATTTGCTCAGGGCTGGCGGCGGCGTCACTCTGGTTCGCTGGCTTTGAGCCGTTGATGGAACTCAACGACGTCTACACCTGCACCCCAGCGGAAATCGCTCAGGCTTGTGTATCATCCGAAGCGCATTAAAAGGCTTAATGCACCACTTATAGCACATAACATGGTAGAATCAGGAGGACCAAGGAGGTCCCGCCTTGCTTCCTGTAGCCACTACTCATGTAGTTATCCCTGACACTCAGGCTAAGGCCGGTGTCCCGACAGACCATCTCCGCTGGATTGGGCAGTACATCGTGGACCACTTCCACGACAAGCCCATCAAGATTGTCCACCTTGGCGACCACGCCGACATGCCTTCGCTTTCGTCCTACGACAAGGGCAAGAAGAGCATGGAGGGCAGGCGCTACAAAGAGGACATCGCCGCGGCGAACGAAGCCTTTGACATACTTAACAAAGCTCTGAGGGAGTTCAATGCGAACCGGAAAAAAACAAAGCACGGGCTATGGCTCCCTGAGCGACACTTACTTCTTGGAAACCATGAAGATCGCATTAACCGCGCGGTGGAATCGGACGCGCAGTTGGAAGGGGTCATTAGTACGCAAGACCTTAACTACCAATCCTCAGGATGGCAAGCACACCCCTTCCTAAAGCCGGTCAACCTTGACGGCATCTGGTACGCCCACTACTGGCAGAACACCATGACCGGCAAGCCTTTGGGTGGCTCGGCGCTGATGCGTTTGAAGAACCTGGGCCACTCCTACACGATGGGCCACCAGCAGGTCCTTGACTACGGCATCCGCTTTGTCAATGGCAAGAGCCAGCACGCCCTGGTGGCTGGTGCCTGTTACCTCCACGACGAGGACTACAAGGGTTACCAGGGCAACGCCCATTGGCGCGGGATCATCGTTTGCCATGACGTTGTAGACGGCTCCTACGACCCCATGTTCATCTCTCTCGACTACCTCTGCCGCCGCTACGAGGGTGTGTCTTTGTCGGTGTTTCTCAAGAAGAAATACAACATCAACCGCTAGTCAAAAACAAATACTTGACTTTTGTGACAGCCATGCTGTACGGTTCGTGGCGTGTCAAAAACCAGCTGGCGAGCAAACGCACGTTGCGCCGGGGTGGATACTTCTGTGTTCATGCCCGACGAAAATGAAACGTTGACTATTAAGCGTAAGGCAAAGGCAATCTGGTACTGCCAGCAATGCCCGGTTGTAGAGGACTGCCTGCGGTACGCTTACGAGAACAACATCCAACATGGCATCTACGGTGGCATGACCACCAAGGAGCGCCGCAAGAACCGATACAAATGGAAGAGGGAAAATGGAATTTATAATAACGCTTAGTGCTGAGCAATATGCCTCGCTCATTACCGGCTTGACGGCCGCGCAGGTGTGGGCTGGCAAGGACAACGACTCAGCTAAGAAGTGGGACGCACTCACCGACTACATCGTTGAAAACTCAGAGATTAAGACCAATCTCTTTTAGATGTAACACCAATGCAGTACCCTATTATTAACTCTTGAAAGGGGTTGAGATGATTTTACGGACACACACACCGTTAATTACAAGTGCGCTTGTCGAAGAGTTGCACACTAAGTCAGCAGTACCGAAGCCGACGGCGATGGGTACGCCTCTGCGCTACTCGTCTGCCTTCGGGTGCGGGCGCCAGCAGGGCTACGCCGCGTTTGATGCGGAGCCTACGGAGCCGATGGACGAAGCCGGAGCCTGGGCTACCGGACTTGGCACCATCATCCACGAGGCGTTGCAGGACTGCATCAGCCGTAAGTACCCGTCTGCACAGTTTGAGGTTGCCTCGCAGTTGGGCGACATCTCTGGATCGTGCGACGCGCTCATCAGCCTTGAGGAAATTCGCGCGTCTCACGATGACTGGGACGTTGACTGGGGGCAGGGAACGCACCTGCTGTACGAACTCAAGACCATGGGAACGTACTCCTTTGACAAGCAGCTGGGCTGGAACCGTATGCGTGGCACCGTGACCGACGGCGAAGGTCCGGCGCACAAGGCAATCGCACAGGCCGGTATGAACGCTCTCGGCATCATGGCGGCTAACCCCGACATTGACATCGAGTGGCTGGTTATGGGGTCCATCACCTTTGAGGCGCTGTCCAAGAACAAGGCAGCGTCAATGGGGGTCGAGGGCGTCAACCGTTTCTTGGCTGAGTACTACATCCCCTCGTCTGAGTGGAAGCCGCTGGCCTCGGAGGAACTGAGCCGTATGCGTGGCCTCGCCTACAACATCGAGCAGGGCTACCTACCTGACCGCCACGGCGTTACTGACGGTGGACAGTTCCTCGAACTGAACCCCAACTCCAGCAAGTATTGGCAATGCGACTACTGCGCCTTCCGTACCGCCTGCCAGCAGGACGGTCCAGGTCAGGTTCGTATCCTCGATTCCGTTATCACCAAGAGAAAGGAAGTCCAGTAATGGCAAGCAGTAATGAAATCAACGAGTTGGCTGCGGCCCTCGTCGCCGCACAAGCCGAGTTCTCGGCAGTCCCGAAGGGGAGCAACAACCCCTTCTTTAAGAGCAAGTACGCCGCTCTCCCAGACGTGGTGGCTTCGGCTTCCCCCGTTCTGGCAAAGCATGGGCTTGCTGTCACGCAGTCCATTTCGTTTGAGGTTGCCTACGGTACAGACAAGCCGTTTGACACCTTGACCACTACCCTGCTCCACA